ATTACCTCTTGAAGTAAGTATCTTGATTATTAAAAATAAAGAGCAACTATTTCAAGAAAAATAGCTGTCCTACAGTTAATTAGGCTGTAGTTAGCTCTTTAAGTTATACTAGAAGTATCCAAATTTAATTTTTCTAAACTTTGGTTGTTTTCTTTTATTTGCTTTAGACCTTGTTATCTTACTTTTATTTTTATTCTTCTCTAAAAATTTACGAAGATGCAAATGATATTTGGAATGGCACCGATAACATAACGTTACTAAGTTTTTATCTATACTTTTACCGCCCTTCGAGAGAGGAACTTTATGGTGGACGTCTAAGTACTTTGACCAAGGGGGATGCTTTGTCTTACAGTCTTGACATGTAAAATTATCCCTCTTTTTTACCCGTTTAATTATTATAGGCCATCCAGTAGGATATTTAGGAAACTTATACACCATATCACCTTTTTTTAATATCCTTAATGTTAATGTTAATTATAATAATAAAAGTGTAGACACATATTAAATATATGTCTACACTTTTATTATACTCAAACTAATCTATCTAATTTGATGATTAATAAGACCTTCAATCAAGCAAGAGAGATTACTTACATTAGACCTGCACTCATTGATCTGTGCCATTAGTGTTGCATCATTATCATCTACGTCAGACCAACTAGCTGTACCTACAATTTCATCAGTAACACTAGCTGTACCAGAAAATGCTGATTCCTCTGCAAGTTCATCACCACTAATAACAATATTATCAGGCGCGGTTGGATAAGTAATTGTAATAAGTCCCGCAGCAACAGCAGCAAGAATTTCGTTAGTAATAGCATTTACTGTAGCAGGGCTGCCATCTTCGACTGATACACCTTTATCAACTACAACATTCCCACTTACAGATCCTGAATTTGTTAGAATAAAACTTGGCATAATACATTCCTTTTTTTAAATTAAAAAATTAAATTAAAATATTAACAGTGTATACTATCTATATTTTTTCCATCTTGATTTAGAAGATATACAGAACAGTTAATAACAATTATTGATTGTGCATTACTTTCTTTTTCTTTAAATTTTATTTCTATATAATCAAAACTAGCTTCCTCTGGTATAGAACCCACTAAAACATAGGGCATCTTAATGTCACTGTCTTCAAAGGCTTTTTTTGATGCAACTTTCATCTTTTTATAATAAACATTTGTGGCTTCAAATAATCTGTTCTCTTCCACATCTTGGTTATTGTCTCTCTTAGATACTATCTTAATGTACATGTCTACCTATCTCCTTTAGTTAAATATTAATATTAAAAATTATACTTTTAGATAAAATATATACATTACTTGATCCAACAGCTAATGTACCACCATGACAAGGGCAACAACAACCATGACAAGCATAAGGATCTGTTACTCTTATCTGACCTAAACTATTTACAAATGTATCAGGGACGCCCAATATTAGGTCTCGGGGGATCGTGAATGTCCCGCACAAACATCACCAAATCTAGTGGCTAGTGGCATAGTATTACACTCCTATTATTATTTACATTGGCAAATAGATACATTACATTTTAATGTATCCCATTTCTCTATAGCTGATAGCAATAGTACAACACTAATTGGTAATCTTATATTCTTCATATCACGTCTCCATTAAATCGGGAGGCAGATTCTGTCGTTACTGCAATACACTGCTTTTCTGTCGTCCATCAAACTAACAGTCTTCATGGTAATACCACACTTAGGGCATTCAAAAGGTGATCTTGATTTTTTCTTATTTAAACCACCAGAATATCCTTTAACAGTTTCTAGAGCATCTTCTAAAGTAGCGCCAGTCATAATTAAAGATTGGGCTAAACTTCTCTGTGTGCTATTTAAATCTTGCTTTTCTAAAGCTTCATTTGTATTCATGTTATTATCCTTTATTATTTACATAAATAAGTCCACGCCCCCTAATAAAAACTCACACTTGATAGATCCTCCTAACCTCCATACTTCTTTTTCACTTAATTCACTTATTTTATTAGTTAATTCTGGAGTACCAAAAAAGGATTCATCCGTTGTTACTTTTATAACACAAGGCTTACTACTATTTGATATTTCTAATAATGACTCTAAATAATTTAAATAACCTTTAATATTTTTTACTGTACCTTCTTCAATATAATCTCTTCTCCCACTTGCAAAACTTGATGCTATACCTAAATCAGTAGTCCAAGATTGTAATTCACTTGTAGGTTTATATATTCCTTTAAATAATGTTAATTCACTATTAGATGCTGATTTATTATTATTCTTCTTTAATAATTTATATTTACTTTCTATAAGTTTTTTGAATATGTTTGGTTTTAGTGTTAGACCTCTATACATTACTTTTGATTTAGGTGTTAGTAAATCTTTATAATATGTCTTACACTCTTTAAGTTTTCTAAAGCTTTCCGTAAATTTTTTCTTATTAGAAAATCTTTCAGTAGTAAACTGTTCTATTATATCCCATAATCTATCTTCATCACTAGTATTCTTTTCTTTTTTATTAAACTGATCTCCGAATAGAAACTTTTCAAACCAATCAAAACATATATTCTTAGATAATTTTTTAGTCTTTTTTTCTACTACGTTAGGTTTAGTCTTACGTTTAGGACTTGCTTTACCAATATCAATTGATAGCCACTTGTTAATATCCTTAGCTGGTATCTCAGACTTCCTACCTATTTTCTTTTTTGTAATGCCAACTAGTCCCACCTTACTTGCTGTAGGTTTATAGCTACCTTTGTCCCCATCATCAAAGATAACGTATACTATACCTTTTCTTATTGTAGTAACAGTACCTACGTAGTACTCAGGATCTTTAGCAGTATTAAAGTTTACTATAACCCTATTACCTTTCTTATATTGTATAGCTGATAATATAGTTTCTACATCAATATTTACATATTCCATTTATGCACCTATTTTATTATCCTTTATTATTAGTTAGGCATTTTGCGTGATCCTACTGCACCTATACCACCAGCACTTCTATTCATACCTGATGAAGATAAAATAGAACCACCTTTATTTGATAACTTACTAAGCTTTATGATAGAATTAATATCATTATATAATAGTGACCTTTCGGAACCACTGCCATAAAACAGCTCATTATAATTTTCATCATTTAGTATAGCATGTCCTAAACATATAGTTCTTAATATATCATCTGTAGTATCATCACCTTTAGTTATAATTCTACCTGAATCCTGACTCATCAAAAATTGTAAAAACAGGTGATTGACCGGTTTATTATGAACAAGAGCATTTACTTCTTTATCTAATAAAATTAATTCATCTACTTTAGATTCTAGTCTAGGAAATATACACTCTTCTCCATACATTGCAGAACGTAAATCTTCAAAATCACTCATTTTAACACTATATAACATAGCATCTATTTTATGATCTTGAAATATCTGTTGACTCAAATTAATAGATTGCCACCTATCGAAACAATTATGAACTAATACACCATTTGCTATAAATTCATTAGTTTTAGGAACTGTTATATCATATACTTTTTCTCTACCACTTTTAAAATTATTCTTTACTTTACTAGGTACCCCAATATCAGATTTTAATATATTAGTAAAATTATTATATAATTCTATATCAAGAACTTTTAACTTATTTAATACTGTATCTAAGTATCCATTATATAAATCCTTTTTACTTACATACTTTGAATAAGTACCCGTAAAAGGATATAATCCTGATAAAACAACTTTTTTATTATTATTAGTTTTATATACACATCCTTTATAGGTTCCTTTCTTTATTCTCCTACTAATAATGTAATCAATTATAGGTTTAAGCGGAATACCAGCAGTCATATCTCTTTTAGTAGTATATTTTCTTTTAAAGTTCTTATGTTTAACACCTAAAAAAGGTTTAATAAGTTTTATTAATTTAATAGAATTAATAGTATTTATATTTACAATATCTCCTCTATTAGAGATATAAGAAAATATACCATGTGTTAGTAGTAATATTTGTATTTGTTTTAACAGCTCTTTTGAAGAGGATATACATTGTATATTATTGTGTGATATACAACCGTCACCTTCGATAAACCCCGCCATAAAAGATAATTGTGAATCCTTATCAGCTTCTAGTATAGACCAAGGTATATATTTATAAGGTGCAGTTTTAAAAGTAATACCTAAACTATTCAACCAACTACCTAATACTCTTGATCTTTTTTCTACAATATAAATATATTCATAATTAGATTTATACTTTCTACCTAAAATGATTCCATCATACATCTTTCTTTTAGTTGCTTTTAATTTAACTCCAAATACTTGTTTAAAACATTTTATAAACTTATTTATATAAGTCTTATTCGTGTTACAAAAATTTATATAATTATCTCTTACACATCCTTCAGAAACTAATGATCCTAATATAAATCCCAATTCTACAGTCATTACTTTTGGAGTTTTTGGCGGATACTCTGGTAATTTTCCACCTCCCTGTGGTCTATTACATGTTATACTCGGGAAAAATAATTTAAGTTTAGAAGTCCTATTTAAAGGTTTTGTCCTAATTAACATATAATCAGTTTTTTTAATATCTTTTATTTCTTTCCACTCTATACAATAATTTTTATTTAATACTTTTACTTTATGATCAGCAGTACCCTTAACTTCAAAACCATGTACAGATCGTATTGTTCTTATATCTTTAATACCATTATATTTAAAATTATTAAATAAACCTTTAGTAGATAAACTCGTAGCAATAGAATTATTAAAATCCTCTAAACTATCTAATCTTTTTAAACCATGTATTGTAGGTAGTAGAGTATCACCTGTTAAACAAACCACCTTAATATTAAAATTTTCTATTATAGGTGTTATAACATGCTCATATATCTTAGGAAAACTGATTGCATAAGTATCTGGTATTATTTCTATTATACCTGAGGTAGCTATTACTCTCTTATCATCTATATCCATAAAATGCATTATACTACAAGCAAAACTATCATAATTATAACTACAATCAATAGATAACACGGCAGGATATGTATGAACCTTATTAAACTCTAAAGTAGGATACATTAATGTACCACCTAAACTATCTTTGACTGTCTTAATACTTTTTATTTTTAACAAATTTTTCTTTTTAGAAAATACTGGAATCAAAACAGTAGGAGTACTAATATAAGGGCTTAAACTATATGGCGGGTTAGCCCCAAAATCCCTTTCAGTCTTTACAGGATCTTCTCTAAACTTATCTCTCAAATCTTCTTTTGTAATAGTTGGATTTATTTCCCAAGTAGAATAATGAAATCCGTATAGTGAAGTACTTGTTTTACTTTGTTTATACATACGCATAGATTTATCGGCCTTACTACTAGGACTTGAGATATAAAATCCGTAAGCACTTGGCATATCTGGAAATATTGGTAACAACTTATTTGATGCTGATAATACAGTCATTAGACTGTTATCTAGAGCTGCATAAATTTCATCAGGATTATATTTTACTTGATTACTACCACCGAAAAACCAGCCTAGCTCGTCCAGTGCTGAAATAATGCGGGTATTATGTACTAAAACATTATTAGCAGCAAATGTTGAATCTTCTGAGTCAACAGTTAAGTCATAAACTTTCATTTTACCTATATACTCTATAGATACAACTTTTGAAAATGAAATATATTTATCACAGTATTTTCTAAATCTTACATTTTTTATATCTTCTATATCTCGTACATTTCTATTATAAATCTTATTTATTTTAGAACTAATATAAACATTAGTAAAAGGTATTTTATGGTGTATATATGATTTAGGATTATCTGTTTTTGATATTGTAACATCTTTTTTGTAATCTCTTTTATCTAATCCAGTATATTCTTTTTTAACGAAATTAACACTATCTTCCCTTGTTAAATATACCATGTTACCTTTATTACTAAATTTTCTTATACAGACGTATCCTAGCTTCATTATTAATAATTGTAAAGACTTGCATAATTCATAAGATTTAGAATAATAATATACTCCTACTCTGCCTGACCTATTTATTATACCACCATCACAACTAATCATTGCACTTACACATTCTACAACACATTTTCTTGATGCTTCTAGTATTGACCAGGGCATTACTTTAATATGAGCATTACCCCCCGTTGCACCTATAAGAGTTAGAAACTCAATTATACTACCGTAAGTAAAACTAATGACATAACAAGTTCCGGGGCCATTTACATATTTTTCTTTATCAATTATAGATGCTAATCTTGGGTTACATCCAAATACTATTTTAAAACAATTATAAAAATCATTACACTTATCTTTACTTGTAGTCCAGTATTCAATGCTATTACCCTTTAATGTAACCCAGCCATCAGCTATTAAATATCCTACCAATCTAGCTAACTTAGGTGTCATCCTATTAGGTAATTTTACTTTATCTCTATTAGTATTGATATAACCTTTTCTAAGTTTAATCCATTTTTTTAATTTAAACTTAGAATTAATTCTATACTCAGCAGGTAAACTATAACATAAATCAGTTCTTGGATACTTAATATTAAGTACACCTGCTTTTAACATAGGATGTATAACCCACTGGACACCTGTTAATACTACACCTATAGTATCAGAAATATCTTGTCTTGTAAATATTTTACCATCTGCAATATACTTAGCAAGTTTTACATATGCAGGTTCATGCTTCTTAATATTATGATTAAATATAAGTTCTTTAGGAAACTCTCCACCCATTTGACAAAATACATATTCACCAATTAAATCCTGCTGTTCTCTCCATGCCGCTTTACCTTTGTTAGTTAATACTTTAACTCTATGATCATAAGTTGCATCTAATTCTATCCCATTCTCTAAAGTTACCCTATAAACATCTTTTTTATACTTTTGGGGTTCGTAATCAATAATCTTTCTACTGCTTTTTCCCTTATAAGTATAAGAACCAAGTAACTTTTTTGGATCATCAAGTCTTATAAATCCTCTTGAAGTATTAACTAAAGTATACCCAGGTAAACACTTTCCTCTCAATTTTCTTTTGTCGGGTCCTGCTGGATAGAAGCCTATATTTTTATGATTGTAAGTTACAAATGTATCTCTAAGTTTAAATATCTCTTTACCAAGTCTTGATCCTTCTTCATCTAAGAATTTATGATATTCAACATACCAAGGTGCTGTAGTTATAAGATTGTAAAAAGGTTCCCATAAATTATCATAAGCATCTTGATATCTAAGACCTACAAATGTACCATGAAGAGTACTATTAGGAAGTAGTCCTAACATTTCAACAGGATTTGGTATTTGTAAATATTTATGAAGAATAGTTGCACTAAATATACCAGTCAAGATGCTCTTACCACTACGTTGGCCAGCAACTCCTATCATCCTATTATAGTTATTGAATTTCTTATCTTCTATAGCATCATATCTTGACTTACCACATTTTTTACAAACACCATCATAATAAAATATAATTTTATCTAATATGTTACCTATTGATGTATCAACTTCTATTTTATTATTAATAAAATTATTATCAGAGCAGTATGGACAGTACGAATTAAAGAACTGAAGAGCTATTTGCAACTGTTTAGGCCATAACTTTATATTAAGAAATCTCTTATCAAGAATAAATTGTATGGAATTATGAGACTTTAATATATCACCTTCATTAATGAGTGAAAATACAGATGGGTCATAATTAGATTCTATTACACTCTCAACAAGATCAGAGGGAGAAAATAAATCATCCTTATCACTATCATTGCTATAACTGCTAATATCATTATCATTATTATTATTATCATTATTATTATTATTATTATATTCTTGTATACTTAAAATAGATTTTTTCTTTTTCTTTTTTTTCTTTTTATCTTTCTTAAAATTGTAGCAAACATTAGATTCATTTAAATTATCTTTACCTAATTTTTTACAGTATAATAAATTTGAACATAAAGTACAATTAGCTTTCTTATATATCCACTTTTTGCAAGGCTCTGAACTGCCCTTACACTCATCTTTTAAATACCATATACAATTTACACATGATCTGACTATCTTTGACATTGTTATAATCCTAACAAACAGTAAAACTCATAATACTAGACACAATAGTATTATGAGCTTAATTCTTATTACATAGGAATATGTTTTTTAATATCATGCATTGTTTCTTCAACATCTCCTACAGTTACTTTCAACCCATCTTCATCATCAACTATAATATCATCTGTATTTCCGAATAATGATTTAAGATCTTTTATGCTTATTTTATTATAATCTATACCATCTTTTCTACAGTCACCACCTCCATCACCAATTCCTGGTCCTGGTCCTTTGCCCCGCCCTGGTCCCTTACCCCTACCCTGCCTCGGTAATAATCCTTTTCTGCCCATTTCTTGGCCACGACCATAACCCTGACCCATTCCTCTACCCATTCCTTTTTGTCTACCCATACCAGGAAATAAGTCTTCAATATCTAATATAGTTTTATCACTGTCTTTAACACCATCAAGGTTATTATTACAGTAAGGACAAAACTTAAAGTCTGGAAAGATTCTACCTTGACATTTAGGACATGTATTGTATAAGTCATCATTAACCCTTCTAAGCCCGCCACGCCTACCTGATCCTTTAGGTGGCCTCATTCTAGGCATAGTCATAGCAGGGTCTCTAAAAAGATCATCAAGAAAACCACTATCTATTGATTCATATGATGCCGAGATTAATTCTTTTTCTGTATCCCAATATTTTCTAACAAAAGATAATATAGACTTTTTAAATTTACTGTCTTTTAAGTTAACAGAAATTTTGTTTAAAGTATCAATTTTAGAATCATCCCCCTCCACTTTACACTCTCTTAATGACTTTACCATTGAGTAGTAAAAATTCTTTTTATACAATAGCCCCATTTAAATTACTCCTTTAATTATATTATATTTAAAATAAAGTCTATTTTACAAAACTGTTTAACATAGATTCTATTTTATCAAACCTATCTTTATTATTATTAGTAGTAGTATTATTAGTATTATTAGTATTATTAGTATTAACATCATCAGAGGGAAACATTGTACCATTAATATAACCTTTCATTATATCATCTCTGAATGAACTATTTCCTGTTATATGTATCATTCTATCTAAAAATAATAATTTAGAAAAATGCTTTCTAAGTTTAGTAATAAAAGCTATATCCAAGGAAAGATAGTTTTCTTCATTATCTAAATCAAAACTAGATAAAGCTGCCTCAAATCCAATCTCATACTCTGCAACTTCATTAATACTATTAGTTATAAAATTATTATATATTTTGCCCTTGGGTAATGTTTTAATAATTTTCTGTAATTTAATATTGATTAATTTTTTATCTACTTTTTGCTGATCTATAGTATATTTATTAGCTACCATTTGTATATTCCTTATCTACTTTTAATGTACTAAGACAGGTCTTTAATGCAAACTGTAGTTTATCAATAAAAGCAATATTATTTTCTACTACTACTACCTTGTAATCTATGTCTTCATATACATCATTAAACTCATATAGTTCTATTTCTATTAAAGAATCTTGATCTTTTTTAGATAAAGTATTAAAACTACGCTGTTCTTTGATATACATGGAATTTTTATTTATTAATTTAGTTACATTCTTTGTTAAGATTAATAAATCAGACTTTATAGCTGTTAATCGCTCTAAATAAGCAGTACTAAGCACTAAAACCTCTAATAACGAATTTATTCTATATTTTACAGATTTCTTTTTTGAAAATATACTTTTATATTCTTTTTTAAGATTTATTAAACTCTTAATCTCTGTTTTCTTAAAAACGACTTTTACTTGCTTATTTAGCTTCTTTAGACTAGTTAAAGAACTTTTATAAGAACTGCTTTTTTTAATTGAAGTCATGAATCTCACTTATTATTCACTATTAAACTGATAAGAATTATTTTACATATTAATATTACACTAATTATTTTATATAATTAAATTACAGATCCCCCTTGTGGGGAGACTTTGAGTCTCTGTGAAGCAAGAAAAGAACTTAGTTAATAAGCTAAAAAAGCCTTTAAATAGGAAGTTCACTGATTAGATTTTTAAAACTTCATTTTTATTAATGACAAAACTTCTGTTTTAAGACTATTTACTTCACTAGCTTCTAGTGAATTATCAGTTCTAATAGTAGAAAATACCATGTCAGAATCGCTTTCAATACCACGACTAGAGCAACAACTATGTACAGCCTGAGTAATAACCATTAAAAACTTAGGTTTTGCTGCATTAAATAGAGCATCAGCTATGTCTCTAGTCAAAAATTCTTGTAAAGTAGGTTTTTTAGCTATAAACTTAACTGTTCTTGGTATTTTAGATAATCCTAATAGACTATCATTGGGTAAGTAAGCTACATGAGCAATTCCCATAAAAGGAAAAAAATGATGCATACATAGTGAAGAATACCTTATAGATCTAACAATAGGCATACCATCAACTATTTCTTCATCAAAACTCGTCAAAACACCTATATCATTATTCATGTTTTCAGTAAATTCTTTCCAGGCGGTTACTATTCTCATAGGCGTATCTTTTAAGTGTATATCTAATCTACTATCCATTTTATCATATACACCGAGTATTCCTAGTACATCTTTAATTTTTTCAGCTGCTTCAATAAGTTTTGGATTCATCTTGTCTTCTGGTTTCATTCTATACTCCCTTTATTAAAGGTATTATTATTCTAAATTAATATTTAACTTATTACCTAAATCTGTTATTATTTCAGCACCACAGCTAATCCACAGTACTTGTAAAAATTCGGAATCAAATATTATTTTTCGTTCTGAATTTTCTAATACATTTTCTTTTGTTGAATTTGGACCTGTTATAGATAACATAAAAGGTGTGTATCGTAATTTAAATTTATCAGGAATCAATGGTACAAATATGTATCCTGCTGCCTCTTTAATTCCTAGCTCACCCACTTTATAAATTCTAAAGTATAAAGAATTACAATTAATTGCAGTAATTATAGGATTACTAATAGCGGATAATGAATAAATAAATACAGATTTTTCTAAGTCTAATACAAGTACACTGCTATAATCAGTAGGATAAATTACTTTATTAGGAAAAACCTGCCAGTTATTCGTAATGTATTGAATTATTTTTTTATCTTTTTTATATATCATTATTACTATACCTTTTTAACAAATGCCATCTTACCAATAGGTATATCACTATTAATATGCACACCAAAACCGAAGAAACTACCTGCTAAATTATCACTAAATATTTCTTTTATTTTTAATACGGGATTAAAATGGTCAGATAATTTATTAAAAAGTGTCCCCAAACTACTAATATTAATTTTTATAAGATTCTTAATATAACTTATATCTATTGTATCTATTTCTTTAAGATAAACTATCATTATACTATTCTCCTAACTAAGAGATTGATGCTACAGGTGCTATACATTCTGTAATATATTGCTTATTAGTAGCTGTTAATTTATAAAAATTTCCTTTTTTACTAATCTTCATAGTAGTATTTTTTCCATGCGAGCAAGCATTAAGGATATTAACAAACATTATTAAGGGCAAACTCAAACTTTTATTACCTATTGTATTTTCTAATAAAGTAAAATTATCCTCCGATACTCCAAAACTTGTTTTAAGTTTAAAATTAAGTTTTTTACCTTTTATATTTAGTTTAAGGAGATCTGCACCCTCACAAGTAACACTTAATGAATCAATCCATTTTATTAATTTGTTATTATCAAATACAATCTTTCCTTCTGTATAATTACTTTCAGGCAATGCAGAATATGCATTTTTTACCATATTACCTCCTTCCTGCAAAGAAGGAAGACTAGCATCTATATTAACACTAGATATTAATATAGAATTATCTGATATAGACAATTTAGTATTACTATCTAAAAATGAAAATATATCTTTTAAAGTTTTTAGATTAGTCATAAAAGAAAATGGTTTATCTGATACAGAAATGTTAGATCTTAAAAATATACAATGCACTGAATCTGCTAATCCTATTACAAATTCATCTTTTGTATTAACAATATTAACAGGCACATAATCTATCTCATCTACTGGATAAAAAGCAGCATCACATATCATTTTTTTAAAGATACCAACACCTTTTGATTTTAATTTTATATTTTTAATACTTTTAAAATCCGGTTTTTCAATATCCTCTGCATTAACACTCGAGCAATGTAATTTATGCTTAGTTCCTGAATTTACTTCAAGTACATGTTTTGTTTTTGAAAAACTTATTTCTGCTTTTCTTAGTAATAATAAATTTTCAAATAAACTGGCTTGTAAAGATAATTTACCTGGTTTAACATCTTTGGCAGGAATAGTATACTTAAAATATGATAAAGAATTTACAACAGTAGAGGCAGTATCATCTTCGTTAAAAAGAAAATATATTTTTTCTGGTTTTCCTGCAATTTTATTAATTGCCTTTATAGCTACTTGTAAATCTTCTTTCCTAATTGTTGCTTTCATTTAAATAATTCTCCTGTTTAAATTAAATATCATCCTCATTTGGTATATCTCCATCATTATCGTCATCATTATCGTCATCATAATCATCATACCCTTCTTCAACATGATTAGACATTTTAAAATATTTTAATTCTGTTTTTAATTTAAAGGGTGTTGGGTTTTGATTTCTTGCTTTAGGCTGTCTAACTGTTATATATCCTAACTCATTTATTTCTTCTGCGGTTTCATTCCATACAAAAGAATTTGACGCATTTTCAGTGAGTGCCCTTGCGTAACGAACTCTGTTTGTATCTTCATCTAACTGAGCAAGTAATGCTATTATTGTTTGGTTATTAGTAGCATAAGCTTTTGCGTACCTACTTGCCATATTTAAACTTTTTTGATCATCATTATCTAGAGGAGCTAATAAAGATATATAATCTATATATACTACATCATAATTACTGGTTTTTAAAGCAGTTAAAACATCTACTAAAGTATGTTCAGGTTCAGGTACATAAAATTCTAAACACTCTGGGCTATCATTTGATTGTACAAATTTAGATAATTTTTTTATTATTTTCTTTTTATATTTTCCAAAGTTTTTAATAAGAGTTGATATTTCAATACTCAATAAATTGGATGCCATTCTTAATAACATCTGTTCTTTACTCATTTCCAGGGGCACAAAACATACTCTAGCACCTGCATTTTTCATATTAATTGCAAGCTGGAGTGATAAGGTCGATTTACCCGCACTAGACTTAGCTGATATCAATAAGTATGAATCTCTAGGAATACCTATATTAATACTGTCGAAATCTCTAAACCCTGTCGGTATAAAAAAATGATTTTTTAATTTAGATTGAAATTCAGTTAAAGTATCTTTAATATTCTTTTTATTTAATTTAAATATCGAGCCCGTTTGAGACTTTAAAGTTTTAATCTTATCAATAGTAACGAACATCCCATCAAAGATTTTTTCTAATTCGTTACTATCTAAATCTTCTTTACCTAATTTATCGGTTAAATAGTTTTGTATTTCTATAAGATTTACTTGTTTAGCATCATCTATTAAACTATCAATTAGTACAGAATACTCTTCAAAATTTGAGGGTAAACCAATAGAAGAATCATGTTTTTTTAATTTTTTACGTTTTACTTCTCTAGCTCTTAGTCTTCTTCTAACTTCTAAAGGAAGAGTAGTATCTACTATTAATTCCTTCCATGTTAGTATTCTTCCTTTCTTAGCATAATAAGAATTTAATCTTCTAAAAGCATGTTTATAAAATTCATTTGTAAAATGATCTTCCTTTAAAGAAGCTAAGACTCTTTCATTTATTTTTCGTCTTTTTTTATTACATATAGATTTTATTATTAAATGATCCACCCATTGTTCCACGAATTTCCCCTCTATTCTTTAGTTTTAAGCTTATTAACAATAGGTGACAATAAAGTTTTTATATCATCAGTAAATACAGGGTACTGAATATCATTATCAGATTTAACAGTTACATATTCATTATTCATATTTTCACCACCTGATAGATTTATCATACCTGATAGCGGATATCTTAAAAAATTATCAAAATAATTAACTGCATTAGTACCTGCTACTACAACCAGTCTTAAAGCATTAGGGAAAGCGTCTATTATAGATCTTATTTTATATATTCTTTCATACTGAGGAACTACATTATGAATAATAACTAAATTAGGTTTTATAAAACATTTTAAATTATCTGAATAATCAGAATTAATCCATTTCCACTCTATATTTTTTATATTATTCATTATAGAGTATTGAATAAGTGAAGCTGTCTCTAAAGCAAGATAATCATTTGGTTCTGATGAAATACCTATGATATGGGGCTTAATAGTTTTCATATGACATAAACTATGGTATATCTTATGTTGAGTACTACTAGGTATTCTTACTACTTGCCTGTCATTGATGTTACCTATTTTTAGATTTCTTTTAACTGTTACAGGACTAGCCCTGTAATTCTTAAATAATTCGACGGGGTTAAATCTAGCATATGCATAATGAGGAACTCTTCTAGATTTTAATATCTTATTAAAATTTGCTATAGTTAACATAAGTATCCTTTAATATAAATGTATTATATTAAACGTTTTTATTTTTCAATATCCCATTATATTTATTATTCCAAGTAGTTAATATCTCTATAATATCATTACCATCTTCTTCTGAGTAATCATCCCTATCAGATATTGATTTTGCATAAGCTTTTATCTCATCCCTTGTTATAGGGTATGCCCAGGAGTGAAAAGAGGATAATAGGATGTCATTATCATATTCATAAGTTTCAGCAGCAGCTACAGTATCTAATATTTCATTTAAAGGTATCTCTATCATTCTTACTCTCATAATATAGCCTTATTATTATTTATTATTAGCATCTTTATACTTATAAGCTGTAGTTTTCTTTACTTTAGTTAGTAAACAACACTTTTTAAATTTCTTACCTGATTTACAAGGACACAAGTCATTAACACCTATATCAAAAGATTTAACAATAGTACGGCCTTTTAGCTTTCTCTTATCTTTTTTTACCCTTGTATTTAAACTCTGCATATTGTGTATCATTAGTGATGTTATTTCTCCTTCTTCTTCGTTCTTTGTCGATTCATATTTTCTTATTGGGGCCGTAATTTAATCCTCATCTATTTTAAATTAAAAAATTTTCTTATTTCAGCCCAGTCAACATATGATCTATGTCCTTTTCTTCTTATTAAAGGACACCCAAAAGCAGCATCATCAATATATAGTGAAGCATAAGCTTTAGGAGAACCATTCCAAAACTTTTGTGTAGGATTCTCATTTACACCCAAGAATGTAATACCATTTTTAGTACAATATTCATATGCTTCTTTAAGAGGTATACCTATTCTAACAGTCCATAAAATAATCTCATTCCCCATTTTCTGTAAATCAAGTATAGTCTCTATAGCTAATGGAACAGGATCTCCTATTTCTGGAAATTCATTCTCAACTATAGTACCATCAAAATCAATAGCAATAATCACAATATTAATTCCTTTATTATATTTTAGTAAAATCAGTATTAACTTCCAACTCATGTTTTTCAGAAAATTTTATTAAATCATTGAAACTAAGTTTATCTTTTTTATTAATAACAAGACTCATTAGTTCTGAACAACAATCCAATTGAACATGCTTATCAATATCTTTATACCTCATAAATAACATTGTACCTTTCGAAGACATAAGAATTGAAACATACTCATAATTAAAGGATATAATAGGTTTAATTTCAAAATAAGAATAAAACCAAGTAGACTTCTTTTTTTTGATTAACTCAGCAAATCTCCTTGATACAAAAATAAATTTTCTTGGATTTCCATGCACGTTAAAACTAATATGGTAATTTGAATAAAATCTATTCATACCTAATACCTTTTTATTTTCTTTTTATTTAGGTAAGTTCCAGCCATACCAAAAACCTTTAACAGGGCAATCTTCTGGATTTTCTCTAGCACGTTTAATAGCTTTATCAATCTCATGTTTAGTAAATAAAGCAGGGAACGCTTCACTGTATTCACTTACCATAACAGGATAATAAGAATCTGTTGAACCAAATTTTCTCTTAGTATTCTTAACACTTTCTTTTAATGATATTCTACTTTTCATTTTTATTATTATCATCCTTATTATTAGTTAACTATCAAATATTACAGGTAAAATAGTTCTTAATTCATCTCTTAGAGGAATCATTAATGAACTCATTTGCGGGTGTGCCTTTGTAGAACATCTAAGATCAAAAATATGACCCCATTCCCTCAAATTTGCCATAACTACAATCTCAGTTTTTAGACTATTTGGAAGAAGCTCTCTAGCTTGTTCAGGTCTCCATTTATTATTTAGTAATTTTTTGTAATCCTCTTCTGCTTTTCTCATTGAAGTTGCCCATATTAGTTCTGCTATAGTAATATTATCAAATTTATTTTCGGATAAAATTGGATTTGTCCAAACAGGTCTAATAAATTCCATAGTTCCATCATATCTAACATACCTTGTTGATTCCTGTGCAAAACTACACATTCTATGTCTCACAAGTTCATGGGTTACACCACGATTAGTTTTAAATTTTACAGTAATGTTTCCAAATTCTAACATTGCATGATGCCCTCTATCTTTCAACATCTTAACAAATTTCTCAGATGACTCAGGAGTTATTTTATCTTGACTTTGATAACAAGTTCTTCCTGCTACTTCTAATATTGATATACCTTTATTAGGAAGATCTAAAATTTCATATCCTTGTTCAATAATTTTCATATTTTTATTCCTTTTATAAATATTTCATTGTATCTAGTTCCTGGAATTTTACTTCCTTTTAAAATAGATAAATTTAAATTATTTTTCTTTATTAAGTATTTAACAGCAGTCAAAAATATATATCTATATGAATAATTAAAACGTTTAACCATCTTATTAGTTACTTTCTTTTTTGTAGTTATTTTTTCTAAAAAAATTAATAAAGTATTTCTTTTATCATAAACAGGATGGCTTTTACTATAAACAGGGTTACCCGTAATAAAAATATGCTCACCCTTATCAACTTTTTTCTTTTGAAGAACTTTTTGTTTAATAGATACTTTTTTTGAAATTTCTTTATTTTTCATAGGATTATTAGTTACTGTATGGTGTGTTCCTTCTTTTACTTCTTTTCTTAAAGTTTTACTAAGTTTTTTATACCTTCTTTTTCTATCTTCATCACTGATATTATTAGCGTGTAATCTAGAATGTTCACTCCTTAATTTAATATTTAAATTAGATTTAGAATCATTCCAATGATTTTCATTTTTATGATGAATATCCCATCTTTCAAATTTTTCAGAAATAGGTAATTTAGGAAGTTTCCAATTATAACTTTTATTAAATATAAAAAAGAATACTTGATGCTTAAATAAGCCTACTATAATTCTACTTTTATGTTTTATTTTAAACTTAGCTTTACCATCTTTAGTAAATAAACAATTATCACATTCTGTACCTTCTTCATATTCTAAAGGAACACAACACTTCTTACATTTCTTACACTTATTTAAAAGAATCTTACTGTTCAATGTTATATTTGACATAACAGTTGTCCTTTTATTATTGTTATTGTTGTAATACAAATCTTTTTACATTATTATCTGTATAACCATGAAATTCACAAGCGTCCCTTATCCACACCTTATCGTCTTTAATTGATCTATACACAACCATAACTTTTGATGGATCTGATTCCAATACTCCCGATAGTAGTACTTCATATGTCTTACCTTTAAAATGTTTATATTTAAGAGTATTAATATAAATAGGGAATGGAGTTTTTCTAGTATTAATAGATTTTTTAGAAAATATTACTATTAATATTAAGATAATCATAACTGAAGTACATATAGGTAGTATATACATATTAATATAACCTTTCTATGTGGTGTAGTATTTCATTAACAGCATCACGTATATCACCATTGTTATCAATAGGTATAACATGTGTATAATTTACATCAGTACCGGGCAATACATATTGACCTACTTTAGATGCTGCTACTATATAATCAAAATAATCTGTAACTCTCTTTTGAAATTCTATACCCTTTCTTTCAACGGCATCTATTTTATCACCAAATTCTTTTTCAGGGTTTCTAGACTTTATAGCTTCCTCAGTACTTCTAATAATAAAAGTTACATTTGGAAGGATACCTTGTGATGCTTTATAATATGCTTGTCCCATAAATTCTGTTAGCAAGTTACGAGCATACACATAAGCATAATGTGTCATCAAGCCTCTATCTGTAATAATAACATTACTATTCATATAGGGTAGTATAGTACGGGACATATTTTCATACATATCTGCTACAAATACCATCTCAGTACTAAAATCAGCAATGTTATAATTGGGATTAAGTACTATATCTCTAAATTTAACACAAACATCTACAGTAGGATCACCTGGTTGTTTAGTAAATATTGAATCTCCATGAACTCTATTTCTATTTCCATGATTTGCAATAATCTTATCTACTAATTCTTCATCTTTGAGTATTTTAATAATACTAGATTTACCTGTTTTATCTGCACCATCTATAGCTACATACATACCTATTTATCCCCTAATTAATTGCGCATATTAAATAATACTTCATTAGACTCCTTTGATATAACTTTTATACCTTTTGAATTAAGAATTAAATCAAAAGAATATGGTTTAATACATAAGACTTTTCTTACTATTTCCCTAATTCTATTTTTATTCTTCTGTGTAATGGGTTCAAATAAAAATCTTTCTAATTTATCTTTTAATGTAACTTTATTATTCAAAGTATCTTCATCTATATCACATTTTAAATTAAAATCAGTTAAAAATTTATTAACCATATCTAATGATATTAAACATAACACTATTTTTTTATTTCTATCAATATATACCCAAGAATTATCATTGCTAATTATATTTAAATATTTATTTTCATTATCAATAATACCCTCGCCAAAAGTATCGCTTAGGTAGTTAATAATATCACCAGTAGAAATAGAAATAAATATAGTACCCTCAATTCCGATTTCGATTTCGATTTCTATTCTATACCCATTTTTAAAAGGTATTCCGATTAAACCGTCGTAAAAATGTTCTATTTTCATAGTAGATTATATCTCCTCAAATTTATACTTAGTCATTTCTGCCATAGCTTTCTTTCTAAAAGATTCTGAAATTGGTCCATCATCAATAAAGAATCTTATTAATGGTTTATTCTTTCCTTTAAGTGGTCTCCTAATTCTACTGAACTCTTGATACATAGCATGTATATCAAAAGATGGGTAAGTAATATAAATACAAGACATTGAGGGAGCATCAAATCCTAGGCTTATCATTCCTTTAGTAGCAGTAACAACATCATATTTACCATCTCTAATATCTTGAGATACAGTCGTTCTATTTTTTACAGAGCTGATATAAGAAATAACCTTACTATTAGTAACTTTTCTTATCTCGTCAGCTAAGTAATTTGCATGTGCTACCCTTTTAACTGGGATTATTATTTTATACCCATTTTTAAGATCTTCTTTAGCTGTTTCTACTATCAAATCATTTCTTTCTTCATTATTGGCTATAGCTGCCCAAAAGTAATTCCAATACCTGGGAGTCCAGTTTTTATAGTTAGGAGTTACCCAACCTGTTTCAACAAAACAATAATCACAACTTAATTGTTCTTCACCACCCATAATAGTTGGCGGTCCCATTATAGCGTTAGATTTAAAATGTAATTGGTCTTTTCTTTCAGGTGTTGCTGTTAAACCACACCTATATTTAGAATTAAATCTTGATACACGCTTAGAAAATTTATTTGCACCTAGTTTATGACAATTGGAAACTAATATTGGTTTATACCCATTATTAATATTATTATTTTTTGTACCCACCGCAAAATAATTATGAGTTCCATAAACAGTCAAATTAAATACTACTTTAGGTCTACCACCAGTACCTAAATTACTTGAAGGTATATATACTATCTTAGTTATTGTTTCATCGTGATTATTAATAAAAGATTCAATTTTAGCTTGCTTATCATTTATGTTTAATTTAGCATCTAAAATAAGACAATCTACACCTACTCTTTTATACATTTTCTTTAATAGTTTAGCTTTATCTTTACAATGCCAATATTCAAAATCCATAACTTCTATTACTTTATTAGTTCTGTAAGAGGGAGACCTAACCCAATCAACACAGGCATTAGTATTAACCCTAACACCTTCTTCTTTTTTACACTCTTCTAGATATTTGCAAGTACCACACTTAAAAGGAATATAAATAAAATCAGGGTTTTTCTTATAATTTCTATCTACAGAATAGCATGGAATATCTTTACAATTATCACAATCTCTTTTTAATCCGGCTGGGTTTAAAGTTATAAAATATATACCGTCACCTGTAAACTGTAAATTACTAATACTACAATCTATAACCTCTTTTTCTTTATTATTAGGTTTATTTATATGAATTGGTGCATCCATAAATATTTTTACTTGCTTGTCTCTTTCTTTTTTAGATTTAGCCCAAAAAGCTTTAGATACTCCTATTCCCGATTTTATTCTAGTTTCTTCTTTTAACATAGGATTATTAATAGTCATTCTTTTAGATGTATTTTGTGCATGTATTTTTCCTTTATTTGTTTCAGTATAAGATAATCTTTTTATAGATTGATTATTTTTAGTTTTATTTTGATTTTTAAAATTATCAATATTATCTTTACACCAAAATACATGTTGTGGATATGCACCAGCACTAATATAAGTTTTACAAAAAGGACATTTTTTCATCTCAGCATGTTCATCTAATTTATGACGACCTTTACTACCCGTATTATCAAATATATCACCACATTCTTCACATACATAACCCCTACTTATGTCCCCATCATAAGTAACTACTGTATCTCCTATTTTTAATTCTTTGGCTGGTATATATCCCTTATTTTTTGTATAAATTTTATGTGTTTCCGTTACAGTTAAACTTTTACCATTAACATAAAATTTTACCATACCTCCTATAACATTATTCTTAATTTTTTTAATTATTTTACGTTTAACTATTTTTTTCTTATCTAAATCATAAGATAATACATATGTTATACTTTCATTACTATGTATTTCTGCAATAGGTACAGCATAATTATAATCTATTAAAACTAATGTATTACCTGGTAAACACTCATCTACTAATAATAATCCAAATTTATTCTTAATATCTCTAAGTCTTTGTTTACCTGTCTTACTAATAAATTGCTGCCAAGTATAAAGACATACACTTAGTTTATCAACTTCATCGGGTCTCGGATTAATAGCAATTAATTTATGACCTAGTAATTTAGACTTAGACTCAATATCAGTAAACTTCATAAAAGAATTATAAAACTGATCAAGTAATTCTTTCTGGTGAATTATAATAACTACTCTAGTTTTAAGTTTAGATGCCAATATAACACCAATTCCTGTCTTTCCCGAACCGGCGGGGGCAACGACAATCCCCTTTTTATACTTTAACCAATCTTTACACGTTTTTATCTGATCTGACTTTCTGGGTTCCTCAAGTTTCTTCCATAAAACTGAATACTGCATATCTATCTTTAATTTTGGATACACTCTTTTATCTTTTACTACAATATTATGTTCTGCCTCTATTCTTTCTATAACTTCATCAATAAACTCTATATCACCCCTTTCTACTATAAACCACTTACTAGTTCTAGAATAAGTTTTTATAACAAACTTAGCTTCTTTACAAGAATAACAACCTTTCCTACCTTTTTCTTTTAATATTTTACAAGGCAGTGATCTGCTATAAGTAACACAAGTAGTAGGATCAAACATTATTTTTAACGTTTTAGATTTTAACCATTTCTTTAAAGTAGCATCAAATTTATTATATAACTTTCTAGGAATATAGAGTTTATCAGATAAAATTAATTTATACATTACAAGTCCTCAAATATATCTTCCACTTTTCCAACATCAGAGCTTTTAATTTCTTGAGCTTCTCTTTCTGTTCCATCACTGTCAATATGGATATTATTATCATCTTCCTTTATAAGCTCATCTACTACAACATTAGGATTAATTTTCTCTGACTCCACACTATCACCAGTTATAAAAACCTTATTGCCTTTATTATTATCACTCATCTTCATCAATCCTTTTCTTTGCCCAGTTAGCTATTTTACTTTTATCCTCAGCAGTAACACTGATAAATTCAAAGTCATCTCTATTCATTTCATCATCTTCATATTCTGCGAGTAGTAAAGCAAATTTATCATCTTCACTAATATCGCTACGAATCATAATATCTTTTACTTTAAGACTTACATTCTCATTAGTAACATTTTTAATTGCTTGAAGTGGGGTTACTTCCACATGTGATTGTGCAAAATCAATATCAGAAAATACATCTTTTCTAAGACGCTCTAGTTCAATAATAGCACTTGTATTAGACAATTCTTTAATAGCTTCTTCTTCACTGATAAGTACAAGCATACCCTTAGCTATTGCTTTTCTAAAATCCGAGGATCTTCTAAACATAGAAGGTTCAGCAAAATTAGTAACAAGGATAGGAATATACGTTTTGGGAATTGGAGCCAACTCACTTGAACCATCTGTTCTATACAATGTTAGTAAGTAATCACCCTTAGACTTATTTTTAACATAGATAGGTTGATCATCCTTAATAGAATCTACTGTTAATCTTTTTACTGTGCCTTGTTCCATAATTTTATCCTTTTTTTTAATTAATTTTCAATTTTAATTTAAACTTCTTCATCATTAATATCTTCTTCTACATCACCCTCTTGAAATAACTTCATTCCAATACCCTTACTCATTTGTTTCTCACACATTAATCTTAAATTATGTTTCTTAGGATTAAGAATATGTTCTTTAAAAGTATCATACGTAAATACCTTCTTTGCTAAACCTCTAGCAACCTTTGTTTTCTCAGGCATAACAATATTAAAGCCTTTTTTCTTTCCTCTAAACTGACCAGTCATCTTTAAATAATTTAGGCAGTCCCAAACAGGACAGACGCCAAATCCTGTTTTTCCCCCGTGTGATGTCCACCATCTTCCTGTTGTTTCTTTAAAAGGAATATACAACTTATTCTTAATTATTTTTATTTTAAAATGCCTGTATTCATCCTCATCTTCTTCTTCAATAGCACCCTTACCATTTTGATTCGCAACGCCCTGTATCCTGATACGACAGTCACCCATATGTTTTAATGTATTACCACCGGGTGAATATTCTGGTGAATTATGAATTATAATACCATTATCTACATTACCTACTAAATAATTTTTATTATCTTCAATACTTATATCATATTTTCCTTTCTGACCAAATTTTCTATTAGATCCAATAACTATATCAGTTATCTCTACAAAAGCATTCTTTAACAAAACTTTATTATCTAATTCAAAATCTATAATAGTACCATTTATTTTATTTTCAAACTTTGTTACTAACATATCTCCAATTTTAGCATTTTTAGCTTCAATCCATTTATATTTTTTATTTTTATGAATTAATATTTTATGTCCAGGGGTTATAGTAAAACCGATAACTCCATTCTTTGTATCCACAGCTTTTGTTTTAAAGGATATCCAATCCTCTTTTTTATCAATTTTACCATTATAATGCCAATCAACTATTTTCTTAGGCTCTATTTTTTTAGTTTCTTGATTAAAAGAAAAAACTTCGCCTTCAATTTTATTTTCTACTACTTCTCTCATGTTGTAACTACTACCATCAACAAAAGGTATAACTGTATCAGCATGAACACAGCCCCATGCCATTGGCTTTTCTCGTACCTGATTTATGCCAACTAGCGTACAACCTTTAGAACTAACTAAACTTTTAATATCATTAAGATATTTTCCAAACATTCTAGCGGGGCCGCCTAGTGCATTACTATCATCTTCTGCTACAGCTTGTGGTGTCATAGCAGCCCATGAGTCAATACCTATCAGCATTTCAGGCCCGCCATAGTTATTTGGAATAGGTACATAAAAATTACCATACTTTGTTAAATACTTTTTAATAAATTTATCCTTTAACAAAGATCTCAACTCAGCTAGTGTATATCCTCCAGTTTTCTTAGCTATCTTAGGTGTTACAGGACTCCACATATAATACCATGTTTTACCCATCAACACCTTATCTGGCAATCTTTTTAAAACCCGTCTAACAAATCTAAGACCCTGTTCACCAAATGCAGGTTTATAATAACGGATTTGTGGTTTTTCAATCCATTTATTAGTGTCCTCATCCTTTCTTCCAAAAACAGAATCCATATCTCTCTCACCTACTATGTTACCAAACCAAGCAGGGTCAACTAGACCTTCTATATCTAAAAATATACCTTTCATACTATTAGGTATTTTCTTCATTGCATTTGCAAAACAACCATATAACATAGTTGTCTTTCCACCATGTTCTGGACCAACTATTTCATAGACTCTCCCTCTCTGTAAACCACCACCTATACTAAGATCAAGTGTTAGCATACTAGATGATATACATTCTTTAATATTAACAGATGATTTTACTCCTAAAGAAATCATCTTAACTGCTTTTTCCTCAGTATCAAACATATCAGATATATCAAATACATCAGAAGGTTTAGACTTACCCTTGGCCATATTATTACCTCACTATTATGATATAACTTTCTCTAAATAAACTACAAATTCTTTTTCTCTTGTACCGTTAAAAAATCTTAATAAACTACAAATTCTTTTTCTCTTGTACCGTTAAAAAATCTTAATACTCTAAAGATATAAGTAGGGATATAGACATTTTCTTTTTATAGAGCTTTGTCAGAGAAAACTACGAAGTCTTTATCTTCGTGGAAATTCATATCCCTACTTAATTAGTATTTCTTTTCTGCAAAATCTGTTAAACATTCCTTAATTGAATCACATTTAAGACATTCCTTTTTCCCTAAATATAATCCAAAGCAAGCTACTTTTTTGCGGGTTTCTTCTTAGCCTTCTTTTTCTTTGTATCTTCCTTAGATGGTTTCTTTTTCTTTGTATCTTTCTTAGCCTTCTTTTTCTTTGTATCGTCATCATCTTCATCGTCATCGTCATCGTCATCGTCATCGTCGTCATCGTCATCGTCGTCATCGTCATCGTCGTCATCGTCATCGTCGTCATCGTCATCGTCGTCATCGTCGTCATCGTCGTCATCTTCATCGTCGTCATCTTCATCGTCGTCATCTTCATCTTCATCATCTTCATCATCTTCATCTTCATCGTCATCTTCATCATCTTCATCATCTTCATCGTCATCGTCATCGTCATCGTCGTCATCGTCATCGTCATCGTCATCTTCTTCGTCATCGTCATCATCTTCGTCTTTTTTCTTCTTCTTCTTATTCTTAGGAGTTTCTTCTTCCTCCTCTGCTTCTAATTCATCTAACAACTCCTCAAGTTTTTTTCTCAACTTCTTAATCTTCATAGTCTTCCATCCTTTAATTTTTAGTTTTTTAGCTCTCTTTTTTACTTCTTTGTCAGTCATCTCATCAACATCATTGTCATCATCAATTTCTTCCATACCATCTAAATCATCTTCATCAGTAGAATTAAAATCAATTTTACCCAAAATTATTTTTTTAACAATTTTAAAATTAGAATTTTCATCATCAAATAAATCATCATCATAAGCTCTTCTAAGACTAGACATCATGTTTTCAGTAGTTGGAATAAAATCAAATACTTTTTCTAAATCATAAAGTGGATACTTCAATTCCTCCTTAGTCAAGGGTGTTCTATCATCTCTTTGAATATCATATATACCAGATCCTGATTGACTAGGATCGAACAAAATAGTAATATCTCTACCATATTTTTCATGATTTAAATGATAACTCTTATTTTTACCTTTTTTATCTTTAACTTTATTAAGTAAGCCCAAGTTTTTAATTTTAGTAACACCACCATCGGGTAGTTTAATAACTCTAATTGGACTCCACCATTTATCCCCCGGCACTCTAAACTTAGTACCTTTAGGTGGTTTTTTAAGTTTCTTTTTACTCGGTTTACCTTCCTGAAGATCTCTATTAATAATATTAGAAAGATGAATGTTTTGATATTTGACACCGCCCTTACATGCGGGACACTGACATTTATCATCTAAATTAGACAGGCACATTATTGGATAAGCTGATTCTTTCCCAGTCTGTTTCTTAATAACAGGGATCCAATGAACTTTCAGCGTTGTAACATTACCTAATAATCTATTAGTATCCCATTCTCCTTCTGGAAGTTTATGCCCGTCATAACTTTCATAATAAGCTGATCTTTGATTGGGAGTTGGAATATCGTCCCAATCTTGACTTTTTTTCTTTGCCTTAGTTTTTGTTTTCGCCATTTTTACATTCTCCTTTCGTTAAGCTTGATACTAAATTTTATTCTTCTGGCACACTATTAATATAATCAGTTATCGCTGTAGTAATTAGTTGATCAACAGTTATCTCGTTACACTCACATATAGCTAAAATTGTAGAATGAGTTTTTCATTCATGATTAAATTAAAACCGACTTGCGTTTCTTCCACAATAATATCAGACATAATATTTACTCCTTTTTATTAATTATCATTACAATATTAAACGATTTTTTATTAATCCACATTGTGTATTAATAGTTCTATCTCCTCAGCAGGTGTTAAAGGCTCAATAATACCATAGTTTAAACAAATTATGTTTTTAAAAGGTTTAGGCAAATAGTTATATAAGTAGTTATAATTAATGTCTTTACTTCCCTTTTTATAGTACTTTTCAATAGCTTTTGTTATTTCATTTTTACCTTTTTTACTCTTATTTTCTTGTACTTCTTGTAATGATACTAAACTACCTTCTTTTAAATCCCAGAGTTCACTTTTAATAACTCGGTGTTTTCCTGCTTTTATAAACCACACTAAATAACTATTAAAAGGTACTTTGCTTCTTTTAATATTGTAACTGTTAATCATATCAATCAATACTTCATATGCTTCTGAGTTTAAAGAAGAAGGGTCTGCTACACCTTTTCTTCCTCTCATTAATCCTTTTACTATAAAATGCAAATAATGATTTATTAAATTTGTTTGTATATCTTTAATATTTTTAGATAAGTAAGGAAAAGACAGCAGTATCCCATCTATAAACTTTCCCCATTTTTGCTTAAACTTATAAATATATAAGTTATTTTCATAAGTAAGTTTTTCTCTATCTTCATTATAAATAGTTAATAAGTCTTTATATGTTTTAATAGAAGTATCTACTTTACTAATTAATTCTATCATGTCTACTCTTGTTACTAACTTACTATTAAATAATACAGTTACCCTAGATTCGTCATAAATAATAAGAAAATTGATTAAATCATTTGTCATTTGTAATCTATCTTTATACCTAAATTTCCATTTTATGAATGATGAAATATAATAATTAATAAATTTTGTATTAGATAAATAACATAAAGCATTTCTTAAATGGAAATCCAAATCTATTATATGAATAAAACTTTTCCCAGGCAATCCCTTAGCACTTGTTTTAGTATTCAAAAGTGTTTTATTATTAATAATAGCCATTATTTCTTTTCCTTTTTTCTTTTCCTTAACTTTAATGATTTTTTGATAGTACCATGAATACCCATTTTTTTCTTGGACTTATCCATTTTATTCTTAGCTATTTTTTTACCCTTTTTATCTTCTTTAGGGTCTTTATGGTCTTTTAAAATAATTTTCTCTTTCTTCTTTTTCTTTTTAGCTTTAAATTTAAAATCTTTATTTAAATGGTATTCTTTATAAAGAGCATATATAGTTTCTAACCTTTTTTCTAAATCTTCTGTTTCATTATATTCGTCTTCTTTTACATCGCCAAATAAATTATCAGTACTACCATCATAAGTTTCCTCTTCACCAAACAAACTTAAATCAGCTCTGTAAGCTTTGGATGCTTTTTCAAAACCTATTAATCTAATTGCTTCTATATAATCAAAAATTTTATACCAATATTTAACTTTCTTTTTTGGAAAAGCCTTAGCAATTATTTTCTTATATTCAGGTAAAGTACATTCCTCTGCTATTTGTGACCATATACTAACATATTTAGCCATAACATTAATATTATGAAGGATACAACAGGAGTGTGCCATTCCACTATACCTAGAATAGTGCATAAGTTCTGTCGTTCCAATAGCAGAACATACTGGGCAAGAACAATTTAAGTGGGGAAACAGTTCTTTAGAGTGTAAAATATCCCCTTTTGATGCACCTACATGAAACTTTTTTAAGTTATGTTTAATAACAGAAAACATTGTAGAACATCTACCAGATTGTAAATGAGAACTAGAATCTGAAGTCAGGTCATGATACTTTCCAACCCATGCAAGTATAGGAAGAATTGAAGTATTAGCCATACCAAATACATGATATGATTCTGCTTTTACATAAGTAATAACAGAAAAGATATTATATATAAAATCAAAAACATTTCCATAGTAAGTACAACCAATAGCCCAATTCTTTAGTTTGTCATTATAAACTGTATCTATAAATCTTTTTCTATTTTCATATGTAAATCCATGACTAATATTATATAGAACTATATCAGGATCTAAATTATCTAACATAACTTTAATATTTGCTTTTTGGACTCTGGCCGACTTCTTTTGTATGCTATCACTGGCACCAACAAATAAAGGCATATCTAAAGCTGTTCCTCTATGTACAACTTTATTATACCATTGAGATAATAAAACAGGATCTAAAAATTCTTTTTTACCACCAAGTAGTTGAAAACCCCCACTATTATGCACATATAATCCATTAGCTATATAAGAGTGTTCTTCATTACTAACAGTAAAATCATAAGTTTTCATTTTTTCATTTTCTTTTCTTATACTTATAACTTTATCCCATATAATATTTTTTTCATCAGGTACTGTATTATTGTGATATATCTCACCATTAGTTTTTATTCTTTTAATATGTTCAGTAAGTCTTTTCTTTTTTCTTCTAGATACAAAACCTATTATTTCATTAAAACATTTAAAACCATAATTATCATATATGTGTATCCTTCCTGGCGAGTTATTAACAATTCTACTTTCAAGTTTAGTGGTAGGGGGTAAAGTTGTTCTCTTACTTTCATATAAATATGATACTATACCTAAATTTGTGAGTAAAGATCGTACCTGTCGTCTTAATTTAGTACTATGTGAACAATACTCTATACAGGTAGAATTTAATTTACTTACATACCCATCTGATTCATATAGCGATTTCAAAAATTCACAAACCATTATCCTACTTGATCTTAATATTGACCAAGGTACTTCCTTACATCCCGCAGTAACAGATTTACACCCAATATAATTTAAAAAAGAAAGTACTTTTGAACTCCGCTGAGATTCAACTATATATACTTTTACACCTGTACCCTTAATAGATCCTGATTCATTACCTGTATAATAAGAATCTAACTTATAACCTAAAGTTGGAAACACACTTTCTATACAACTTATTGCATCTAAGGCAACATCTTTTTCTATACCACAATGTATTCTAAATGTTTTCTTACCTATAGAACCATAAGCTATCAAATAACCAAGTAGTCTTGCCAATTTTTTAGTCATTTTATTTGGTATAGTACGATCATCTATGTTATTATCTGTACTATGTTTAATTCTTACTGCTTTAGAACATATATATTTAATATCATATTTTTGTTTATACTGTGTTAACGTAAGGCCTTGCTTAAATAATACATGCGAATCTAATTTTTGAAATGATTCTCCACAAATCTTGCATTTACATTCCTCTGGATAATCTTTAAATTCATTATCCAAATATTCCATATAATTGAAGTTAAATTCAACTGCTTGATCAGCCCAAATATTAGCACCTACAACAATAGCTACTTTCTCACCTGATCTAATATCATTCAATTCTTTCCAACCACTATCAGTCATTATAGGTTCGTTTGTTGAAGCTGTTAAAAAATAATTCCTTTTAGTTTTTAAAGTTTTTACTACTCTCTTTTTTGATTTATAAGACCTTATAGTATTATTAATACCATTAGGTGTACTTAAATTTAAAGAATCATAACCATAACCAGTTTTATGCTGAATCAATTCTTCAATTTCAAATAAACCTTTATCTGTGAATACATGTGTATCCCCAATTACACAATCACCCATGATAGGTATTTCACTTTTAGACTTATCAAACATACCTTTCTGTTTTGATTTAGTAGGGTCATATGTAAACATTAATCCTGTATGTTTAATAGCGGAGTCATATCCTAAGAGATCTGCATTAACACAATAATCATAACTGTTTAAAGGCAATGCCATATTGTATTCTTTATATCCTGGCCTAACTACAAATATTTCTCTATCTAACAACTTAGCAGCGAACCCATGTGGATATGCTTTTTCTATATAGGGTCCTACTCTTTTCTTTAATTTAACAAAAATAGAAACACCAGCAAAACTATGATATCCTGTGCCCGCTGCTATCCATTTTAACATATTATACCTCTATCTTTCTATTTATTATTATCACCATCATTATTATTATTATCAGAATCATATGCAGCCTTAAATACAATTCTTATTTGTCGAAATCCATCTTGTGGAACTATAAATAATTAAGATGTTGGTTCATAGCGGAGTCACAAGGAAACTACAAAGTCTTTAGTTTCGTGGTAGTTTACATTATAATCTCTTTTACAGTGTTTTGTAATTTTCTTTAAAAACTTATAATCATCTATATTACACTCACCTTAATATACCTAAAATATATTTGTTTCTTTCCAGTAAAGTTTTGCACCTACACTTCCTTTTATCTTTTTTACTATGGCTTTAAATGCTTTTAGAGATATGTTTTCACATAATTCATCATAGTCACAACCTTCATATAGTGATGGCCATTTTTTACAGGGGTAAAGATTAAATATTTTTTTAACCTTTCCTGTTTTTATTGCTTCTATTGTTTTATTAACCATCTTATAAGTATTTTTATATAAAATATCATTAACAATATCTTTCTTAAAATCAGTGCTAACTATTCTTGGATTATCTCTAGATATATACTTTATTAAATAACCTTTAACATTAATATTATTATTTCCATATCTTACAGGTATTACTCGTTTTAAAGATGATGCATATATCTCAGCCTGACATTTATGGCTTGTATAAGGTTCTGAAAGATTTCTAATGGCCCACATACCTGTTGTTTTTAATTCTAGTACATAAGCAGGTATCTTCAAATCAGCATTAATAGAAATAAGTTTATTTATATTTTCTACATTAACTGTCTTAAACTTTTCCTTTGTTAAGTTATTTATAACTTTTTCATCCAGTAAAAGTCCATCACAATGACCCCCAACGGGTGCGTCTACAAAATTAACTAGAAGTTCATCATAATACATAAACTTACCGCAAGTAGGGCATACTTGTGGGCCTACCTTAAATCTTTCTGTTTTTTTACATCTCTTACATTTCCAATTACCTAAAAAATAACCAGGATTTGCTATAGGACCCCACTTCTGTATACTTTCGTGAACAGACGTACCGATATTACAATAAAAATCACCTAAGTAATTCCATTCACCTTCCTCATTAAAGTAATCTATCCATTTAAAAATATATTGTCTTGGGCAGAATGGCATTGATGAAGCCCTCATTTCAGGCTTTCTTAATTCATGTTTACCCTGCTTAACTACGTTATTATACATAGTATTAAAATCACTCAATTATTTTCTCCCATTTAATTTTTCCTAAATCCCATATTCTATGAAATCCTTGGTCTTCTCTTAATTTAACTTCTGTTTTATTTCCTAATTTTTCTTTTTTAGTTTTTCTTAGCTTAGACTTGTGGGATCTATCATAACCTTTTACCCAAAAATAATCACGTCTAATATTTTTAATAAATGACATTCCCATTTTTTCATATACATTACCATTAAATAAACGATTATCTGAAAAAGTTACTAACTTTCCCTTAAATAATTTTTTAAAATGTTTTTTACTTAATATATAAGACCATATTCCGTGAACTTTATATTCGAAATCACTACACATCCTACTTATTTCCCAATCACCACTGTTAAGTCTGCTAGGTTTTCTAATAGACATACAACATATAAGCTGTTTTTTATAAAAAATTCCTATATGATATTTAGATTTACAGCCACCTTGAACATGAAACTTATTATAAAAGTTACAAGAAAGTTTATAAGGAATTAATTTAATTTTACATTTTTTAGGTCTAATAGGCTTATATTTATTAATTCCTAAATAATTTTTAATAATATTTTTACATATATCCTGCTTATATAACCATTCATCTTCAAAAAACATTAAAAATTTATATTTACTACTTTTACAAAGTTTATATTTTTTTAATTCATTCTCTTTTGTACCATCCCCATGCCAAAACAACCCATTAAGTTCGATTGCTAATCTATCAGATTTATTTAATCTAACTAATACATCTATTTTAAATCCTCTACCCATTGAATGTTCTAATTTAGCTTTAAATCCTAATTCTTTTACAAAATTTAATACTTCTACATTCATTTTTGAAATTCTAGAATATTTTTGTATACACCCACAACTAACTTGTTTACCTATAACAATATCAAAAAGTCTAGCCTTAAATATTCTATTACATAAATTACATCTAAATTTAGTAATAGTTGACCATTTACCATCTTCTAAAGGGGTGATTGAAAAACCACTGAAAAATAATTCTAAATTTAATAATGATAAATCTGAAGATTTAGTTAAATTATTAGTGTCCCACCATGACCTATAATTTTTAATACATTTACCACAAGATCTATATTCAGTATTTCTAAATAGTGATCGTGCTTCTACAGATACAATATTACCACAATCACATTTGCATTTTAATTTAACATCAGATCCTTTATAGACACCCGTATTAGGACAACCTACTACTGTTAAATGACCATATTTTCTTCCTACCCACCATTTTTTAGAACGTAAATTACATTTTCCACAGCTTAAAATTGTACTTTTCAAATAATACCCTACTCCAACAGAACGTAACCCACCACAACTACATTTACATTTCAAAATACTTGTATAAAATAATTCCTCAGCTAATTTATTAAAGTTAAGAATACTTAACTTACTTTTATATTTAGGTATATCTTCTTTCTTAATTAAATTGCATTTTCCACAGGTAGTAGATGTTCCACCTGTTAATCTATTAGGTATATTAGATATTATATTACCGCACTCACACACACATTCAATCTTAGACACTTGAGAACCTACACAGGCTCCTTCCTTAGAGCATCCTATAACTTTTAAATCACCAAATTCCCTATTAATCCACCATCTATAAGTTCTATAACCCTTAGTATTTTTATTTACACTCAAATCAACTTTCCTCCCATACTAAGAACCATATTAAGTATCATATATATGAAACGATATTTTTAATATCTATTATTATTAATATTAAATTAAATTTCCACCCATACTAAGAACCATATTTTTTAGTATTTTTATATACTTATATGGCATATTGTCTGGATCTTTTCCCTTTGGAGGAAATAATACTCTAACATCATATCCTGTTCTAGTTAACATAGCAGCCTGCCCTTCTATATATCCATTATTAGTATCATACCCTATTACAGCTTTTTTACCTGCTTCATCACCATCATAACAAAAAATAATCTTTTCAATACCTTGCATTTCTATTAGTTCATAATTAAATTTAGTTATAACTGTACCAAGAGATGCTAAAGCAGGAATACCATATTTTAATAATCTAAGACAATCAGCTAGCCCTTCTACTATAACTACTACTGGTGTACTAAATTGTAATAAATAATCAATAGGATATAAAAGTTTCTCTCTAACATTAAACCAATATTTTGGACCATAACTATCTTTACTTATAGATGTTCTTATAAAACCATAATCTTCACCTAAATATGTAAATGGAAAATATAAATAATAATCTCCGAATTTATCATGCCACATTTTTTTAACTTTAAATTTTTTTAAAAATTTCTTACTGTATCTTCTCCATCCAGTATCTATATCTATAAGCGTTAAACTTTCTTTATCTATTGGTTTAAATAGTTTAATTTTTGTTTTATTAACAAAATAATGTTTATCTAAATTACTTTCAGACCCTACTGTAGTCAATCCTAGTTTAGAGGCGAGGACATTCCACCCGCCTTTAGCCTTACAAGAGAAGCAATTAAAAATTCCGGCACTTACCTTACCATTTCCTAGTGAAACACCCATAGAAGGATTATGATCATCGTGGAATGGGCAACATATTAAGGCAGTACCTTTAGATGTAGTTACAGTTTGTGTTTTAGATAACTCAGATAGTATAAACTCCTTGGTAATCATTTTTTATTATTATTATCTAATACTACTTCGTCAGGATGAGCATAATACCACATTTTTTTAATATCCTCAAATTCATCTGTCTTAGCATCACTATCCTCTGGATTATTCTCATAATACAAATACCTTATATCTTCATCTTCATCAAACTTACCTTCACAATTAGGACATTTAATATTAGTTAAATCTACATTATGGTCGCCATTATCATCATCTTCGTCATCATCATCATCTTCGCCATCATAATAAGGGTCGACATCATCATAATAAGGGTCGCCATCATCTTCGTCTTCATCTTCGCCATCATAATAAGGGTCATGATTATTTTCTTTTACACTAAAAAATTGGCCAAATAATTGTAAGGATTCTGCTATAATTTCATTGTCAGTCTCATTCTTTTTAGCGGCCACAAAAACCCTATCAATAAAGTATACTAACGATTCTACATTATTCTCTACTAAATTAGAATCTAATTTATATACGCTGTTATCATAATTATCATTATCATTTTTATCTTCATCAATTTCTATATAATAGGCTAACTTCTCAAATACATCAACAAACATTCTTAATTTACCAATATCGTCTCTATCATTAAAAATATTTACTGATAGCTCTAAACCATTTACTTTCATATCATCTTCATTTTCAACTACTTCTTGTTTATTATTAATATCTTCCATTTTACTAATCTCCTATATAATTTGTAGATGCTAATTTACGACCTGAATTTTCATCCTTAACAATTCTTACGTCTTTAACAAAAGTTAATGCCTCAGCTATAGCATAACTACCATCAGAATTTCTTTGTTGTGTTGTTACCTGTACAAGACAACCATTACCTGTATCCATTGCTTTTGTAGATTTCATCCACCCTTCTTTTTTACTAGATGCTTTAAAAAGTAATTTAAAATTATCAGTATTACCTATACTCACAATATCTTTTACATTCTTTCTTGCCACTGACGCGTCTGAATTATGCAATGTTTTCATAACATCTCCTTATTTAGTTAAAAATCTTTGGACCATAAACAATAATGCTTGCTCAGGATTAATAATACCTGATCTAGATTTCTCTGTTGCTTCAATAGCTGCACTACACATCTTTAAAGGAATTTTATCAGTAATATCAGATTCTAGTTTATTAATAACATTCTCCCACCGAATAAAATTAATGCCCCAAAACTTTTGTTTATCGGGTTTCTTACCAACTTTTTTCATTAAATAATATGAAACTGCATAAAAAGAATATCTATAACATAGAGAAATAAATTCTTCCACCTTAGTACTATCAATTTCACTCATTATTTTAAATGGAGTTAATTTTTTCTTTGTATAAATATGCGCTAAAAATTTAATTACTTGAGGGCTAAGTTCTCCACTAGAGGATAATACATTAGATATAACCCTCTTTACTTCTTTTTTAGAAAGAGTTTTATCTTTTTCAGAATGTATTACAGCAACTATTTGCTCTAGTGTTGAAATACTATTTCTTGGTTGACAACCACACCCATCAACTACAGTCTTTAAATAAGGTTTAACTGATTTAGATACCTTAACACCGTATTCTTTTTTAGCTATAACATATAATCTCTTTGCCATCGCATTAACTGTAGGATACTCTAAATAAAGTTTTAAGCAACGTCCAAAAGTAGCTTTAGGTAATTTCTCAGGTGCAGTAGTACATAATATCCATATAGTTTTGGGCGGTGGTTCTTCAAGGGGTTTAAGAAGTTCTACTTTTGACTTAGGACTAGCATCTTGAATTTCATCACAAATAATACATTTCATATTAAATCTTGGGGCATACTTAGTTAAATTTAATGTGTTTCTTATATTATCTATTTTGCCAGCTTCACCTGCTGCATTTATTTCTATTATATCTGGATGACTTCCTGACAATGTCATTTTACAACTTTGACATTTCAAACATGGAGTTATACCTTTTAAATTTTCACAATTTACTATTGTACCAATTAATCTTGCTAAGGTTGTATTATGTATTACAATACCATTCCCTATAAAATTAGCACCTTTAGGTATTGTAAGATCATAAACCTTTTTTCTTTTATTAACCTTTTTAATATTAATAACTTTATCATAAAAAAACCTATGTTTAAATATAGTTCTAATTTTATTAGACATGTTAGGTAATACTAAATCTAATCCATGAAAATTAATATGTTCAATATAATTGTATGGTATTTTATTTAAAGTATTGCATCTAAATACTCCTGGTTTTTTAACTATTGGAAATTTTATACTAATATCATCTGTGTAGTCAACACCGTATGTACCAGATCCATGTTCTATATCTTTTAATGAAGAATATAATGCTTGATAGATATGAGGTATACCATCCTTATCTTGCCATTTTGATCTTATATATTCTTTTCTTATTTTGAATGTATCAAAAAATATATCCTTATTATTATTTTTTATAAAAATAGAAGAATACATCCTTTCTATTGGAGTATTAGAATTTCTTGCATAACTTTTATACCTAACTTTTTTTGATATTATACCAAAATTAGTAAGTAAAATGTGCAACTGATTACCCATTTTTTTACTTGCAGTACATAGCTCTATATCTCCTTTACTGGGTATATAACTATCACAACTAAAGTATCCAGAAAGGTATTCAATTATAATATTCTTGGGGCTTCTTAATATTGAAAAAGGGATTTCTTTATATCTTGACCCCGCAAATTTTAAACCTATATTTTCCAGTAATCCTATTAATTGAACTGAACTAATTATAGATGTTTCTACTTTACCTTTAAAAGAAGTAAATTTTGTTTTAATCCTAAATAATTTATAAACTAATTTACAATAATCTTTTTGAATTACTATATTGTTGGTGGAAAAAGAAAGTCCATTAGTTAATCCACCATTAGCTACAAGGTATCCCAAAAATCTAGCTAATTTTCTATTTACTCTTTTAGGGAAAGATATTTCTGTTGAATTATTATCATGGTTACTATGTAAGTGGGTGAAATCCACATTGTATTTACTATTTGAAAATAAGAATTTATCTCTTTCAATACATATAAAATCACCTTTTTTTATTTTTGATAATTTTTTCCAGCGATGTTTCAAATCTTTACATAAAACGTAAACAGGATGTTCTGGTGTTCCTTCTAAACCATACCCATAATCAGTTTCTATTTTAATTGTTTTTGATTTTTTACTAAAAACATGGGAAGTAGTTTTTACACCATTTTTTGTTAAGACTTTTATATTTTTTTCTTCAAAGCCATCAATATCCCCAACTATTTCTTTAATGGGTATTAAACCATTGATAGTTGGTACTAATGTATCTCCAGTAACACACTTCCCGCTACCAGTTTGACCTGAAAGCAACCAAGTCTTTACTATTTGTCTTCTATTAAAATATCCAGATATAACTGATAATGCATGTTCATTTCCTACAATATCTTCTAATGATCTGGGTCTTACTTTAACAGCTAGTGCTTCTACTGCTTCCATATCATTAATTTCTTCATCATTATCTTTTTTCTTTGTTTTCATTATCCTTTTTCCCATTAACAATAGTTTCATTATCTAATTTTCTGTCACTTGAATACATCTTAATAGTTTCTAATAGAACATCTAAGGTGAGGTCACAAAATTCATCAATCCAATCGCCAATATAATATAAACTATTAGAACATTCCATGACACCAAAAACAATAGGATCTTTTGCTTTCTCTACTTCTTTCTTAGTAGGCTTTGAATTTTCTCCAAGTGGATCATAGTGAAGAATTACAAAATTATCAAATACACCTAAAGATATTGCATGATCAATTTGTTTTAGTATATCAAACGGTATTAGTCTATTGAAGTTTTTGATCCAATCAAGTTTAAGAGACTTGTTACTGTACTTCTGAAACTTAATAATATCATCTTCTTTAATATAAATATCATATCCGTTATCAACTAATTTAAGTTCTTTATTTATACGCTCTCTTTCTTCTTCTAAAGTTTCTGCAAATGATGTTTGACCAACTGCTTTGGCTTGGCTTATTAAAACATCTATTGTTTCCTCAGACCTTATAGTAATCCTCTTAACATGTAATAGAGACCTCTTAACTTGTTTAAAGAATTTCTCTGGTGAAAACATATAAGTTATCATATATACTAAAACAGCTTTAGGAGATATTTTAAATAGCTTCAAAACATTTTTAAATTTAGATTCAGTTGCCCCATTTATAGCATATATAGTAGTGTTATCAAATGCTGTTGTGCTTCCTGTAGTAGTATTTCCTGTAGTAGTATTTCCTGTATGTACCCATGAACTATTACCACCAAAACTAACTTCCGTACCTCTAGCATTGTTATCTGATTTTTTAAATTTCTTGAATATTGAAAGTCTTCCATCTTTTAACATGACTGTCTCCTTCTATTTAATTTTCTTAACCCACTTATTTCCTAATATTAGGTATTGCATGTAACGCCAGAAGAAATTTGGTTCTTTTCCTTTAGATGGAGTCCAAATAATCCCATCATCACTAAGGCTTTTACCGAACAAATGACACTTCCAGTCTGAAAATACCTCTATTTCTTCTTCCATAACACACCTCTTATTATTGTAGTTCACATTATAAACGATATTTAGTTATATTCTTTATATTTTATAATATTTACATACTCTTCTACTTTTACTTTTTTATTAAGCTTTCTTTTTAGCTGTTCTTTAACATAACAAACAAATACTTTTTTATTGTTCTTTATCATTATATCTATCATGTGCTGGGTACCCCTGCTATTATCTTTTTGTATAGCTAATAAAGCAGTACCATAGTTACCCATCTCTTTGTTTCTAATATAACCAGCGGATCTTCCGTAAGCATCCCAATCAGCAGGAAATTTAACTAATTTAATTTCACTATGTTTTGCTAAGTATTCTCCTAAAAAATCAACACCATTAGCACCACCACTAATAATCTCTTTAATACTATTCTTACTTATAGTAAAGTATTTTAAAGTATTTATTAAAAATTCAATATCAGTTATTGTTCTAGAACCCGCTATTATTAATTTCATTATTTTGGTATCCTATAAAGGGCAATATAAATCTATAATCATTACAAAGCACACCTACCATTATTACCTTCTACATTAACATTACCTTCTACATCTAGGAACTCTTCTATTTTCTTTGTACCAAAATACTTTAATAAAAATCTTAATCTAGCAAGACTTACTTTTATGGTTTTATCTTTTATCTTTCGAAGTTTTATTTTATCACCCTTAACTAAATATTCTATTTCTTTTTTAATAGTTGTTAGGTATTCTGATAATTCAGTATATACTTTTTTATTTTCATCTGTAAGTAATCTATTATCTACTATGTAATCATCAAAAATTTTATAATCTTGCGTTTCAATTGCAGTTACAAATGCTACAATGGTTGGTTCATAAATATAATCAGGCAAACTTGATAAAAAAGTATTAAACAATACAGATAAAATAGAACCATTACCTAAATGCTTAGTACTACACTTTTCAAATTTTATATCAGAACAATAATTAAACTTTCTTTTAGTCATTAAAAGTAATTTCTTATAATCTAAGTTTTTAAAGAATATAAGTCCTGAATTATTTATATTAGAATCTAGAAGTATAACAGGTTGATTTAAACTTATATGCTTAACCAAACTAGGATTTTCCCATAAAACAGGTGGTCTTTTTAATATATTTAAGAAATGCTGTAATATTTCAAAACTAGTAAAACCAAATATAGTTCTTTTTTGAATACCAAGTTCTTGCTTAGGATCAAGCATCATTTTAAAATTTAAATTTTTACTCTCTAATAAGTCTTTAACCTCTTTCTGTGGCGTATTTAAACAAACTAGTATCTTTTTAGTAATCTTTACTTTCCCCATTTACCCTCCTTAGAATGCAATTCTACGATATATTATAATCTGCTATGATTTACACGACTATTTAAAAATGAGGTAAAATGTACCGTTTACCTTGTGTGTTAGCTATAACAATCTGGTTATTAACATAGCTAATCAGCTCTATTTTTTAATTATCCCTGTTTGACAATTGTAATAATATAAACGATTTATTATATATATCTGTACTTTCATAGTGGAGTCACAAGGAAACTATGAAGTCTTTAGCTTCGTGGTAGTACTACTATAGAAGTTGCATGATGTAATCTTATAATTATCATCATTAACAATACTACATTGTTTCTTATATATACAGGTTAAACATAGTGATTCTCCATCCATACTGATGTAGTTAGGCATGATAAATACTCCTTTGTTTTATTTGAATTACTTAATCTGAAAATCGTTAGTAGATTAAAAATTAAATAATAGTAAATGTAGATTTTAAAATAAATAATACACCTTCGGTGTGTAACTTTGATACAAAATTACTTAATACAACGATTTGCAAAGTTATGTCATAAGGTTTAAAACCCTTGATTAGAGCCACTAATCACTACTTTTGAGGGTACTTAAATTATCAGTAATTATCAATTTTACACACTCTTAGCAGGTTTAAGTGATTGGGTTTAATAGTTTTAATATCATCAAGTAATTCTTTATCAGGTTTAAGAATAGTTATATTTCTATTAGATTCAACTATCTAATATGATCTATATAGTTATTAATTATTTTTCTAACTTTTTATTCTTATTTATATAAAAATCTTTAAGTAAAATATTAATCCTATTATCTATGTCAGACAAGTTATCAAAAGTTTGCTCATAAAAATCCATAAGAATTTTCTTAACTAACCTATTATTCTTTTTAGTAAATTTATGCCTATATTTATCCATATTATAGTGACTACATAATTTTTCAGACTCAACTCGTTTGAGATAAAATAATTTCTCATTATTTTTATATTGTTTAATATTTTTTTTAATATTTTCAATTGTAATTCTACTGCTATAAAACTCACCAAGGAAATTACCACGCATACGACCTATAACAGTCATTTGACCAGAACAATCTTTTGCATATATATCAACCCCTCCCTCGGATGTATCGTATTCAATTCTATACTCACCACCATAATCGTTTAACCCATCCATCCTCAAAGAATAAGTAGTATCTTCTACTAATGCGCGATCTATTAGATAATACTCTTTATCAGTAATATAACCCAAATATATTTTAATTGTTTTACCATCTATAATTTTTTTAATCATACTGTGCCCCTTTTTTTAATTAAGTAAATCTTCGTATTTTTTAATTTCTTTCTTACTGCATAATGGTTTTTCAACTAAAATAGGATTTCTAAAGCCGGAAAGTAAACTAGCTTTCCTAATTAATCTTTTAAATACCTTTTCATCTGGTTTTTCCATTACTAATCCATCATGTTCATTATGAAACACTTTTATATTGTTATCGCTGCAAAGATTAGTTAGATTGTGTATGAAGCTAGATTCAGTTCCTTGCAATATAAAAGCTGCTAACTGCTTTTTAAATTTTGAAGATTCATTCTTAGTAGCTAATTTCATAGTTTCTGTATTATATAACTCACCATCTACCATGCAAAATTCTTTTAAAAATTTACAACTAGCATTTTTCCAGTATCTAGCACCATTAGATTTATATGAAATTGTTTTATCTTTCGAGACCAGTAATTTTGATCTTAATTTTTTAGAAGCTGATAGTAATTCTCTTAATTCTTTATATATTTTTTCATATATTTTTTTATAAGTATTAGGATAGTCTTTTTTTAATAGTTCGCAAACAGAAGCTCTATGAATCTCAAATTCTTCACCATTTATATAATATAAACGATTATTAGTTCCTAGAGTAGATCCAAAAAATATAGAGTATAAAAACTTTTTCCATAATTCTACTGTTATACCTAATTTTTTAGCTATTTTAGTTTTAATATCCTTAGACTCTAAGTAATTATCCAACCATTCACATTCTATTTCAAACTTATCAAAAAATTGTTGTAAAACATATGCCTGACTCGACTTCAAATCATAATTAACATAACCAGTATCCATTAAAAGTAGATATTTAAAGTATCTATTTGCATTTTGAAAACCACCACCTCTTTCTATTAGCCTGCCTGTTTTTAGAACCTCATGCACAGGAGTGTAATTATACAGATCTCCTTTAACATGTTTTAAACCTTGAACTCTAAAAGTAGACATAGCTATATTATAATTTATAATAATGAAACTAAGTTTTTTACTCTTAGGATTATTTTTCAACTTTTTTCTAATTTTATCCGCGTATTTATTAATTTGTTTTGTATTAATTAATCCTTCTGAAATGTTATTAATTGATTTAATGATAAGTTTAGGTTGATTAAATCTCTTAGTACCTTCATGATACGAAACTAAGTTATTTAAAGGTTTTAATTTACTAGAAGTGTAAGTCATTAGATTGTATTTACAATCTGAATTACCATCGTAAAGATCAGTTATATTTATTAAAATATCTGAATTTAGCTTATACTCTCTTGATTTCTTATTATTTATACTGTGTGGGAGCCATTCCATATAATGCTTAAACAATTTAGCCGGTTTAAAGCCCCTATGAAAATTTCTTTCGAGTAATTTAGAATACATTGGTATACTATCCCAACATCGGTACTTTTTCTTATTTTGCCCCCTAATAAAGGTTGAACCAACTATCTGTGCAAAAAATCTATAACAATCATGCCTCAACCAAGGTTCTGAATTTATGTTTGGAATACTATTTATAAGTTCTTTTATATATTTAGGCACTTCTTTGTTTACCGGGTATCTATCTAAAATGTACCCTTTGGGACTGTTCATAAAACCTCCTATTATCAATTTTAACCATTGTATGTAAACTGATAACAATTTATATATACGTGTTATTTATACGTATTTATTTTTTATATGTTTGCACGTATATTTTCAATTAGGGCTCTTTGATCTATACTAGTAGTTTACTATAACGTAAGCGGGTATACATGTAAGGATTGACAAATCTACGTATTTTTTACCATAAGATTTGCGAAACTAAGGGTATAGATAAAGATAGAAGATAAAGATAGAAGATAAAGATAGAAGATAAAGATAGAAGATAAAGATAGAAGATAAAGATAGAAGATAAAGATAGAAGATAAAAAGATAGAAGATAGAAGATAAAGATTTGAAGATAAAGATAGAAGATAGAAGATAAAGATAGAAGATAGAAGATAAAGATAGAAGATAGAAGATAAAGATTTGAAGAGTAAAAAAAAATGTTAATATGTTCTTTTAATCATTATATTAACCTTTTTTGTAAGTTACTGATTTTACTACTAATACTGATTCTGCCTATATATAGTACGACTATCAAAATAGTGGAGAATTAGCGTCTCTAAACTACCAATTAGCCTAGTAGAATTGCTTATTAACCTAGCAAAAAAGGCCTAAAAATAAAAAATTACCTTTTATAGCAGGATTATTTAATATCACAAAAATTTGTAATAAGGATTAGTTATAATTACTACCTTATGTTTTTGTTTTTTGTTTTAAATAAACTTCATAGCCCAATCTAATTTTATCTTCACAATGCTTAATAACTTTTTTAACTTTCTTTTTGTTTTTAATAGTAAATTTGTCAATGTACTATCCTTCTTTATTAATATCACTTAATTTATAATCACAGTGAATTTCCCACCTATCTCCAAATTCATCTTTAGCCCAATTAATAGCTGCTTTAATACATTCATTATTATCCTTGCATATATACCCTGTTTGAATAGGCCCATCTTCATTATTATACATAACTGGAAAGATTCCTCTCATGCCACTCGTAATACCTATTCTAATAATATCTTGTTTAACATTATTTAAAACTTGGTATGCTTTTTTCCATAGTGGTGCCATCATATAATCATACTCATCCCAATCTCTTTCAGGTTTAATGGGTTCAACAGTAAATTGATAACATTCTATACTTTTACAAACATCAAATAAAGCTTGTTCAAGTTCTGTAATACGATCAATAGCAAGTTTAGCTTTAAGGTGCATACACATATTCTTTTTACAGCACCCTCTCAAACCATACAAGTTTGATAATTTTTGTAGTTCTTCAACTATTGTTTTTGACATTACTCCACCTTTTTACTATTTATGGCTATTAATATATCTGATATACTTGCATTGTTTGGCACACTATAAAACTTAGCACCAATTAACATAGCAGAAGGTACATGTATATAATGTTTGCCATGAGATTCAAAAATATTTTTAATGTTAAATTCACCTACTATCTCCTGACCCCTTATAACAATAAATTTAGTATCAGCTTTATAAGATCCTGTAACTTCTATAGCTGATATAGGCATATCATCAGGATTATGTTCTGTTCCACATTTAGGACATTTAAATAAATCTACGACTTTATCATTAGATTTTACTCTAAAGTCATCCCATGTTCCATTTAATTCTTGCCCACAGTCTGGGTTTGCACAAAAAACAGTTGTATATTTTTCCATAGTTATTGTTATCCTTTTTATTGATTTATATAGTGTTAATTATTATTTTACATTTAATACTTTATGTAATTGGCATCCTAATCTAATATTATCAGGAGAATTTTTACTGCTAATTGCCTTTATAACTTTTGTTATAATATTAGAATTTAGATTATTGTAATTATTTTCTTCACAACAAGGATGTAAATAGAATGTACTCCTATTAACTTTATCGACTTTTTTTATTAAATAAGGTATTTTTTTCTTATAAAATTTTAAATCTTCTATATCTTTGATAACACCTTTGAATTGAAAAGGTTTTTTAGAAAAAGAATTTAATAAATTTATTAAATCTTCTATTCTGTATTTTACTTTAGCTGAAGGTGGTTTTAAATCAAAAGATATAAAATCAACGATTTTAATTATTTTAAGTTCATATTTTAAATTTTTTACTACTCCTGGATGTTCTATAGAAATAGTAAATCCAGAATTTTTTAATTCTTGTATTAATTTATATGTTTGTTTATTCTCAAAAGGATTCCCCCCTGTAATAGATACAAATTTATTTTGTAATGCGGAAACTTTATCTACTATATATTCAGTAGAGTATTTTTT